GTGTGAGCCCCGGTTCGGCGGGCGCGTCGAGGACCTCGGCGACGATCCCGTCACGGCTCAGCGCCTTCAGCAGCACGTCGTCGACGTCCATCTCGTCACCCGGCTTGCGGTCGCCGTACCAGTTGGCCAGCTTGATCCTGGGCATCTCAGCTCCTCATCGCTTCCAGCGTGCGGCCCAGGACCCGCCACTTCGGTGAATAGCCCTCCTGGGGGCGCTCCTGCGACGTGTACGGGCGCCCCGTGCCGAACTCCACCTGCACGGCGTAGGCGACGTTCGCCGCGATCTCGCTGCGCCACCCGAAGTTGTTGCGCACGAGCTTCGCCTCCAGCGACCGCTTGTAGTCCTGGGAGCGGATCTCAGTACCCCAGGTGGGGCCGCTGTACGTGGGCGCCAGGGCGTCGGCGATGGCCCTGCCCCGCTCGGCGATCGACAGCAGATAGGACGCCATCTCCGAGCTGGAGGCGATCTGGCGGAACACGCGGCGGTCGAAGGTGATACGGGCGCGGGCCACTAGTCCACCTCCTTGAGGCGGGCCTCGACGTGGTGGACGCCGGGACCGAAGGGGTCCGGCCAGCGGCCCACCTTGCCGTCGACCTCCAGAGTCATTCCGTCGAACTCAATGCGGTCCGTCTCCAGCAGGTCCAGGTCCCGGCCCTCAGCGCTCTGCAGGTTCCAGGCGGTGACGGTGGTCTGCCGATCGTCGGTGTCCTCCTCCGACCGCACCGGGGTTCCGGCGGGCTGGATGTTCACGCCGGAGATAGTGACGCGCTCGGCGCTGGACCAGTCGCGCTTCTTGTTCTTGTAGCGGTCCTCCACGAGGGGGGCTCGCACGCGCACGAGCTGCTGGTGGAAAAACAGGCTCACGGCGCATCACCGTGGTTGATCCGGTACTTCTCCACCATCGTCGTCCACTGGGCGGTGACCCCGATGGACGCCTGAGCGCCGAAGCCGACCTGCTGGCTGCCCACCGTCATCGAGGTCAGGCCCGGGCGCACCGTGTACTGGGCGCGCGCCTGATCGATGACGACCTCGGCGATGTCCTCCGGGATTAGCTGGTAGCCGTGGCTGTAGACCACCTCGACACAGCGCAGCTTGTCCGGCCAGTAGCGGCCGACCCGCCGCAGGAACCCGTCCTGCGACCATCGGTAGTCGGTGTCGTAGACGAGCGTCTCGCCGTCCAGCGCCACCGACGTGACGGCCGTGACCGGCGCCGCCGGCAGCAGCAGCGACTCCTTGCCGTTGCCGTCCAGCGTGACCGTGTCGCCCGCCACGAAGGACACGTGGTGCCGTACCGCGCCCCGGAAGCGGCTTGACGCTGCCCCCAGGGCTTGCAGGAGTTTCGCGTCGTCGGCCGGGACGCCCAGCCAGATGGCCAGGTCGGCCGGGTCGGCGAGGTATTCAGTCGTCGCCACCGCCCGCACCGCCCTTGCTGGCCGCAGTCCGGGCCTTGTTGCTGACGGCGCGCTTCTTCGCTGCCGGCTGCGCGTCTTCGCTGCCAGCCTCGGAGGAGTCGCTGTCGGGCTCGTCGAGGACGCCCAGCCGCCTGGCGTCCTCCTCGTTGAGCTTCATGGTGGTCTGCACGCCGTGCGGCGTGGTGACCTCGTACTTCTTCAGCGGTCCGCCCACGGCGGCCACCTCCATTCGTTCGTCGACGGGAGTGGAGTCCGAGGCCGTGCCGCATGCGGCGTGAGCGGCGCCGCACATCGGGCAGCGGCCCCGGACCGTCCGTGAGTTGACCAGCACTACGACGACTTCATCAGCCCGGCCGCGCGCAGAGCCGCGAGCATCGCGTTGATCTTGTTAGCGCAGTCGGCCACGGTCGCCGATCCCGGGGTGGGGATGTCCGCCACCGCCGCGGCCTGCTTGCCCTCGCGCGCCTTGCCAGCGCCCTCGTTCAGATACGCCATGTCAGGCCTCCGATCAGGCGGTCAGGTCGATCTCGACGAACGCGTTCGGCTGGATGACACCGAACGCGGCCCGCATCTCGGCGAGGATCGCGACCATGTTGCGGATGAAGAAGTTCGCGTGGGAGTCCGAGATGGTGATGGACGCCTGCTCGCGGTCCCACAGCACCGCCTTGCGGAAGTCGCCGACGTAGCCGGTGCCCGCCGGGACGGCCTCGGTCTCGATGACGGGCAGGCCCCACAGGGTGCCCGCCGTGCCCAGGCCCTGCGGCCCACCGAAGTAGTAGCGTGCCTCGTTGTCCTGCAGGAGGTCGATGGCCTCGAGGTCCGCCGGGTTGAACAGGTATGCGTTCGGCGTGCTGCGACCGACGAGGCGCACCTTGGTGCGGGCCTTGCGGGTGGTGGTGAGCAGGTCGGTGTCCCACGCCTGCGCCTGCACGCCGGAGACGTTGGACAGGCCCTCGAGGTTCTCGCCGGTGCCGTCGCCGGACACCATCTGGTCCTCGAGTTCCTCCTCCAGGCCGTAGCGGAGGAAGGCGTCGATGATGGAGCGGACCTGCGCGGCGTCCGACAGGGCCCGCTTGGTGATCGGAATCCAGTGCGCGATGGTGCGCACCGGGGTGGTGACCTTCGCCCAGGCGAGCGCCGACTCGGGCTTGACGCCGTTCGCGGCGTTCATCGTGCCCGGGTCGGCTGTGGTCGTCGACTCCGGCACGGGCGCGGCGTTGTTCGTCTGCGACGTCATCCGCACGTACTCGATGGTGTCGGACGTCGTGGTCAGATTCGTGACCACGTCCCTCAGCCGCAGCGGACGCTGGAACGCCAGCTGCCCGACCTGCAGACCCATCAGCTGGTTGGTGACGAACGCGCCACCGGACGTGTCCGAGCCGCCGGTGACGAGCGCCTTGTAGCCGACCGGCCGGGACTGCACCCGGTGGTCCTTGCCGAACACGCCGTTCGGAGCGGTCGCCATCAGGCCCTGGAACTCGGCCGACTTCACGAAGGTCTCACCCAGTGACGCCTTGGCGTCCGGAACGACCAGCCCCGAAGGAGTGCGGCGCTCGCCGGCCGACTTCTCCTCCAGCTGGATGTCGTCGCCGAGGTCGGCCAGAGCCTGCCGCATGGTGGCCGACGCCTTGGCCTTCTCCAGGCCGGCCTTCGCGTCCTGCGCCTTGGCCATGTGCTCGGTGACCTGGGTGCGTTCGTCGTCGGTGAAGTCGCGGCCCTCGTCGTCCGCCTTGGCGGCGATGGCCTGGGCCTGCAGCAGGTGGTGCTTGAGCTGGTCCTTCAGCTCCTCGATCTTGTTCACGGCTCTCCTCAGTCCGTAAGCGTGGAGACCTCGGCCTCAAGCGCGGCGAGGTCGGCGTGCAGACGGAGCGAGGCGGGGCTCGGCCCGGCGGGCTGTACCGCCTTGGCCTCAGGAGTTTCCTGGGGCGAGGCGTCAGCGGGCGGGGCAGGCGTGGCCTTCTCGGCGTCCTGCGATTCGTTGTCGCTGGAAGGGAGGGAGTCCAGCAGCTCCTTCGCCAGGCGCGCGATGTCGCGCACCCTCTGCTCGTTCTGGGACGACAGCGTCCTGCCGGCCTTCAGATGTTCGAGCGTCTCCTGCACCTTGGTCAGGTCAGGAAGTGTGTCCGCGCTCTTCACGTCGATGAGCTCGGTGGCCTGGTTGGCGCCGATCAGGGTGGGGCCGACCTCGTACAGCTTGAGCTTGCGCAGCTCGTAGTAGCCGGGGCCGTCCTTCTGCTCCACCCACGAGCCCTCCTCGATGTCGTAGGCGAAGGAGAACTGGGTGACGCGCCGGCCCTTCAGCAGCTTGTAGACCTGGGCGGCCTTCGTGGCGTCGAGGTCGATGCGGGCCTTCACCCACAGGCCCTCCGGTCGCTCCTCGGCCTCCAGCACCTCACCGATGTGGTAGTCGGGGTCGTGGCTCATGTGGGACCACAGCACTGGGATCGGGTCGCCGCGGCCCTTCCATTCGGCGAGGGTCTCGGCGAACGCCCCGGGGGTGATCTTGTCGCCGACGCTGTCGAGGTTGTAGGCGGCGACGATGGCTTCGAACACGCCCTCGTCGGTGCCTTCGTGGGTGCCCGCGGCCTTGATCCGCACCGGGCAGCTCTTAGTCCGCATGGTCACTCCGAATTCGAATACGTCAGAAGGCAGCGGCAGTTCGCCGTCTCGTCTGCGTCACCTGTGCTGTCGCCGGGCCAGCGCAAGCCGTTGGAGAACACCCCGCCGAGCGGGACCTTCTCCCCGTTCACCGCGGCATGCTGGGCCCGCGGGTTGCTGCTCGTGGTCTGCCACGCCTTGAAGCCGAGCCCCGAGGCCTCGGCCGCATCGTGGCCGCCGAAGGAGAGGGCCTCCGTCGCGGCCGTCTCGCTTCGGGTCAAGGCGGCAGCCGCCCACAAGCCGCCCGCCAGCACGAGCGCCGCCGCGAGGCCGCCCTCCTCGGGAGGCGCTACTGCGGCCTCGACCGCCGCCGCCTCGCCAGCCGCGTCGTGCAGTTGCGCGTGATGCAGAGCTGCCGCCAGCAGCCACGGCTCCATCACGTCCTCCGCCCAGCCCTCCTCGGACGGGTTGAACTCCTCAAGCACCCTGCGCGCGCCCGCACGCCCGAACCTCAGGACGTAGTCGGCGATCAGCTTGGAGAACTTGGCCAGCCGCCCCGCCCGGCCGGCCGCCCACCAAGACCGCACCGCTGAGGCGCCGCCCGGACTGGACGCCAGCAAGGAGCTGAACTCCTCGTCCGTGAGCTCGGCGAGCGCGGAAGCGAACTCCTCGCGGAGCTCATCCAGCGACGACTCGCCCGGCGCTGGCCCGGCCTTGGTGAGCACCTGCCGGGCCGACGCTTTTGGGGCCGCATCGGGCTCCGGCGCCGTATCCCGCGGGGACGCCAGCCCGCCCTCGGTAACGTTCAGCGGCACGATCAGCTCATCGCCGCCGTCGATCGCCGGCAGGTTGTTCCTCGCCCGCGTTTCGTTGACCGTCATCCACGGCCGACCCGTCGCTGTCGACGCCGCAGCAGCCTGCTCCTCGAAGCTGCCGCGCAGCTTCGCGTCGATGTTGAACTCGCAGTAGACGTCCTGGCTGTCAGGGAGATCCGCGAGGATCTGCGCCTGAATCTCCTGGGCGAACATCGCCATGTAGGGGCCGAGCGTGTCCTGGTAAAGGTGGCTGTGCTGCTCCTTGATGTTGGAGTAGGTGGCGTGATCGAGGATTCCGATCAACGGCGGCGGGATGAAGTACGCCGCGCTGACCTCCTCCCGGGTCAGCTTCCGGGCCTCGATGTACTGGGCCTGCTGCGGATTGAAGCCGACCGGCTTGTAGTCCATGCCGTCCTCAAGGATCGGCGTGCCACCCTCACCGCCACCGCCCTGGGTGAAGCTGCGCCACATCTCACGGAAGCGGGCCTTCTCCCCCGGCCCCCACTCGGGAGCATCCGGGGGACGCACCAGGACGCCCGTATGACGGGCTCCGCCCTTCCACATGGCCGCCCGCTGCTTGGCCGCCTCCGTCGACTCCAGCAGGACGTCACGCAGCGACTCGATGGGAGAGGTGCCGTGGGTCAGTGTCTCCGGGGTGTAACCGTGGATGTGGACGACCTCATCCGGCGCGAAGTCCCGGCCGCCCGCCGTCTCGTAGTACTTCGGGGCGATCCAGTTGCCCTCGGCTGGCCGGATCAGCGTCGGCGGGACCGGCAGCAGAGCCCGCCTGCCCCGCATCCGCAGCTTGATCGCATAGAAGTCGTCGTACAGGGCGTAGTCCGACACCATCCGCTCGATGAACCGGTACTGCGTCATCCCCGGCAGCGGCTCGGCGAGCAACTGCGCCAGCGGATGATCAGTCAAGCGCTCCCGGTCCGTGTCACTGACGCGACGGAAGGTGTGGATGCCGACCTGGGCGATGTTCCTGGCCAGGAACGAGATGACCGTGCGCACCTGCGGTTGGGTCCGCCAGATCGCCTCGTACTCCCAAGGGGCCGCCGGGATCGGCATCGCCGAGAACATCGGCGTGACCCCGGCCCCCGTGGTCGCGAGCTGGCCGGAGCTGACCACGAACGCCATCAGCCACCCCCGCCCGCGAGCACCTGGGTGAACTCAACCTTGGACCGCTCAATGACGACCTCGCCATCGACCGGCTGAGGGGCACGGCCGGCCTCCAGCAGCTCCACGTCACGCAGCACGAGCAGCGGGCCGCGCTTAGCCCACAGAATCCCGCTGAACGCCTTGTCCGCCAGGTTGATAACGACCCGCTTACGGACAGCTGTACGGCGCCACGCGAACATCGCGACCTCCCCCGGCCGCTACACGACCATGATCTCGTCCTCTTCCGCGTACCGGGACTTCCGGCGCGGGGGCCTCGCAACGATCTCGGACATGGCCGTCGCCAACGCGCTGACACCGTCGATCTTGTCGCCGCTGTTGGCCTTGTCCGGCTTCACGTTGCCCGCCGGGTCCATCGCAACGGCCAGGTTGTCGACACACCAGCGGACCACCGGATGCCCGCCATGCCGCAGCGCCGGCACCTCGGGAGTGCCCTGCAGCACCAGCCGCTGAATCTCCTTCAGGACCGGCGACATGGTCGCGAAGCCCTGCCGCACCTTCACCATTGGCGCCCGCTCGGACACCAGGTCGTTCGTCAACTGGGACGCGTTCCACGGGTCGTAGCCGATGCTGCGGACCTTGAACTTGTCGCGGTCCCGGCGGATCTGCTCACGGATCCAGTCGTAGTCCGCCACGTTGCCCGGCGTCGCCGTCAGCCAGCCCTCGCGCACCCACCGCGACGCCGCGCCCGCTGTGCGCTTATCCAGCGCCTTCAGGTTGTCCTCCGGCGTCCAGAACCGCCACAGAGCATCCAACGTGCCCGTCTCGTCATCCGGAAACAGCCAGCACAGCGCGCAGAGGTCCGAGGTGGACGCCAGGTCGAGCCCGCCCCACGTGTCCCGGCCGGCCAGGGCTTCCTCGTCGACGATCCCGGCGTTGTTGTCCCAGGCCTGCATGGTCAGGAACCGCGTGGACTGCTTCGTGCGGATCCCCAGGTGCAGCCGCAGGAACTTCGCCAAGTCTGCGGGGCTCTGCTGAGCCTCCGCGGCGGCACCACGCAGGTATGCGGCACTCGGGCTCACTCCGAAGCCCGGGTTGGCCTTGCGCCAGGTGCTCTCGGCGTAAGGGTCGTCGTCCTCGTCCGCTCCCCACACCACACCGTAGGTGTCCGGGTCATGCAGGACGCCACGGGCCAGCTGCTCAACGTACTGGCGCTTCCGGTCGTAGATCGACTCCTGCTTGCCGTCATCGGCCGTCGTGATAATGACGACGAGAGGCTGCCGGCGAGATCCGGTGCCCGTCTCGATCGTCTCCACCAGGTCCGCCGTCTTATGGACGTGCAGCTCGTCGATGATCCCGCCATGGACGTTCGCCCCGTGCATGGCCTCGGCAACCGAGGACACCACCGTGAAGTACGAGCCGGACGCCGGATGCGTGATCTTCTTCGTGTAAGCCTTGACGTTGCCCTTCAGAGCCGGGGCGCGCTCCGCGATCGTCTTGATCGGGTCGAACGTGTACCGCGCCTGCTTCTCCGACGTGGCCGCCGCATACACCTGGGCGCCCGGTTCACTGTCCGCGGCCATCAGGTACACGGCGATGCCACCGCTCAAGGTGGTCTTGCCGTTGCGTCGCGGCACGTCGACGTACAGCTTGCGGACGATCCGGACGTACCCTTCCGCCTCGTCGTCCCAGCGCACCCAGCCGAACACCGGGGCGATGATGTAGGCCACCTGCCAGGGGTCCGGATCCAGCGGCTTGCCCGCCCACTTGCCCTGCGTGTGCCTCAGCAGGTGGAACGACTTCAAGACGCGGTCCACCCGGCCCGGATCGAACACCGCGCCCGGCGCCTCGCCCGGATTCGGCGTCTGCACCTTCGGCGGGCAGTCCGGAAGCGGAATACCCCGCGACTTCATGTACCAGCCGACCTCGGGACTGATCCCCAGGTCAGCCAGAACCTGCGAACGGGTTCGCCTCGTCCCCATCGTCGCCCCCGCCCCGGGCCAGGGCCTGCTCCGTCGACGGAGTCAGCCCGAAGTGGGCGGCCCAGCTCCTCATTTCCCGGCCGGCGTTCCGGGCGATCGCCACACACGGGTGCGCCAGCTTCCCCTGCCTCGCCTCAATGACGAGGCCCTCCTCCTGCACGACGCGCGTCGCCTCGACGAACGTCGCCCACGCCTCGCAGTACGCCGCGAGCGCCGCCCGGTCCTGCTCCTTGACCAGGTCCAGGCGGGACAGCTCAGGGATCACCCGCTCCCACTCGGCGGCAGCCTCGTCCGACAGCCAGTCCGGGGCGGCCGGCGGCACCCGCTTGAACGCGGGGCCCGCCTCGACCTTGCGCCCACCCGAGTCACGGCCCGGCGAACGGCCCGTGATCAACTTGAGGCCAGCCGGGGCCGCGGTTCGTCCATGTCAGACCCCCTGTCAGCGAAATGAGCGCGCGTCTTCCGTTCTGGCCGCGGCGGTCCCCCAAGATTTTTCCGCCGTGATTTTTACTCCCCTACCCCGTGGCGCGCGCCCGCGTGGATCATGATTTTCCGCGCTTCTTTTCGCGCGCTTTTCTTGATCCTTCTGCGGCCTCGCGCGCGGTCTTCTCGCGGTGGCACGGCTCGGAGTGGATCAAGCCGAGGTTGTTGAGGTCGCGCGCTGCCCCGCCTTGACTGATGGGGATCTTGTGCTCCAGCTCGTCGGCCCCTTCGCCCCCGCAGACATAGCAGCAGCCGTGATCTCTGGCCATGACCTGCCGCTTGAGTGCGCGCATGGTGCCGCTGCTCATGCCGTAGCGCTCCTGGGGTGATGGCCTTCCTCGCCATGGCTCGGGCTGGTGCTCGTCGCATCGTCCTCGCTTGGTGGCCAGCTCGTGGCATCCCATGGCGCCACATCGGGTGGGTGGTGCTACTGGCACGGTCCACCCCCTGCATGGTCACGGCTGTGTCACATCGCCCCGCGCGTGTCTCGTGCGTGCTGTGATCGTTGGCCCGTGCGTATGGTGCGCGCGTGAGTTGGGGGGGATGGCATGGCCAGTGGATGCCGTGACTGCAAGACGTGCACGATGTCGTGGATCGCAAGGCAGGGTCGCCACATGGCGTACCTAGTCACGCTGTCCTGGCTGATCAAGCCCGTGTTTCTGAAGTGCTGCCCTCAGTGCAAGCACATGATGGGTCGCCACCAGAGGCGTAGGGACGGCTCGTTCCAGGACTAGGCATGGACCTGCTCGATGTGCTGCCGGATGACACCGAAGTCGGGCTCCAGCTCGATAGAGAGCGGCTCACCTTCGGTCACGCGCGGGAGCGCATGGAGGCGAAGCTCGACGGTGATCTCGTCGCCGCACTCAGGGCAGTCGACGGTCACGGATCCTGCTGTGGCGGCCATCAGACCCTCAATGCCTGCACGGTGAGCTCGGCGTTGTCGACGTTGTAGGCGAGGGTTGTGCCGTAGTCGTTGGGGCTGAACGGCCCGAAGACCTGCGTCTCGCCTGCGGGGATGGTCTCGCTGCGCACGGGCGCGGTGAGGCCGTCGACGGAGACGGTGGTCTGGAAGGTGATGGTCCGGCTGCTCGCCCCCGTGTTGTTGACGATCAGCACGACGCGGCCGTCGTTGGCGGTGCTGTTGCCGTTGACGGCATCGCCTGCGGTGGCGGCCGGGAGGACGGTCCCGGAGCGGGAGGCCTGCGTCGCGGCGATGTTGGTGCGGGGCATGGCGGTCTCCTACGTCGGGACGATCGTGATCTGCGGCTGGGTGATCTGCAGCTTGCGCCCGTACTTGGCGAGCACCTGCTCGATCTCGGCGAGGCACTCATCGGTCTTGCGCTGCTCGTCTTCGGCGATGATGCGGCGGGCCTCGTCGACGGGGCTGGCCTTCTCGTCGCTCACTGCGTCCCCTCCGGCGCTCCGACGTGGCCACAGTTCGCGCACCGCGTGGGCATGTGGATCCGCATCGCTTCCCAGAAGCGACGGGCGGCCTCGTCCGGGTCGTAGTCCGACCCGTACTCCAGCGTCCCGTCAGGCTGGATCTTCACTAGCGGGCGGCCGCTTTCGCCGTTGATGGTGATGGTCGGGGGCGGGAAGTTGGTCACATACTTTTCAACTTGCCCCGCAGGCAGGAAAAGGGTGGTGTCGTTTTCGTCGGCCATGGGCGCGGGCCTTTCGGGATGCGGGTTGGGTGCCGGTCAGGGGCCGATGGCGGCCCAGGGCCCGGCGAAGCCTGCGGCAACGTTGCTGCCGGGCGTGATGGACGCGGGGAGTGTGGTCTGGGCGGTGCCGTTGGTGGCGAACCGGTAGGTGCCGCTCGTCAGCCCGGCGTTGACGGCGGTGGCGAGGCCGCCGCTGCCGGTGGCGCGGGCGATGGTGGGTGCCGTGGTCGCGTTAAACACCATCGCCACCCACACGAAGCTGCCGGCGGTCAGGTTGACGCCGGTGATGGTGGTGGTCTTCAGCCCGGTGCTGGCGACGGAGGAGTCGACGCCGGTGGTGGCGAGCCGCGTCCCGGCCGCGCTGTAGAGGCCGACCCAGTTCTGCCCGGCGGTCGCCGTCGCTCCGGCGGTGGTCACCCACCAGTACAGCTTGGTGATGGTGACGTCGTCCGGAATGTGGATCTTCGACAGGTAGACGGTGCCGTTCGTCAGCAACGAGCCTGTCGTCGCGATGACCGGGTCGTAGGTCCAGCCGGTGAGCCCGTGGTTGACGGGCAGCTGCTCCCCGAACGCGCCGGTCGCCGTGTAGATCGACCCGGCAGCCGGGACGGTGACGAGATTGGCGCCGCCGTTGCGCAGGGTCAGCAGCCGGCCGGTGGTGCCGCCGTCGGTCGACGTGACGAAAATGCCCTGCGCCGCGGTGCCGGCGGCGCTGCCGCGCTTGAGGTCGATGGACAGGGCGGAGGAGCTGGTGTCGTCGGTGGCGCCCGATCCGCCGTTGGTGTGGGTGACCTTCAGCGTGCCGCGGGGCAGCGTCTCGTGGCCCGAGATGTAGACCGCGCTGGTCTCCCGGTTGTCGCTGATCAGGTTGAGCGCGGCGGCCACGTCGACGCCGGTGGTGGACGCCTGGTAGATGGTGACCGCGTGCTGCGTCGGCGATGTGGTCTTCAGGAACGCGGCCCGGACGGTGTCGTCGGCGGTGATGCCGCCGTTGACGTCGAGGCCCGCGTTCGCGGTGAGCGCCCCGGAGAGCGTCCCGCCCGTCTTCGGCAGGAACTGGCCCGTGGCCCAGGCCCGGTCGCCGTGCGGGTCGGAGGCGGCGACGTGCGCTGCGACCTTCGCCGTGGCGTCGGTGGCGGCAGCGTCGATGGCCGCGGTCTGCGCGTCGGACGCGGCCTGCAGGGCGACCGTCTGCACGGCAGCGGCGGAGCCTGCCGGGTCGGCGCCGATCATCTCGGCGTTGAGCTCTACCCCGCCGGTCTGGCCGTTGACGCTGGAAACGAGCCCGGCGCTGACCGTGATGACGCGGGACTGGGTGCCGCCGTTGACGGTGATCGCATCGGCGGGCCGTTCGCCTGTGACGCGGATTCTCACCGGGTCACCTCCGGCGACACGATCGCCCGCCCGTTGAGCAACCGCACCACCGTCGAGCCGTTGACGACTTCGAGGTCCCAGCGCCCGTTGCGGGTGAGCGTCTCCGTCACCGAAGCGGGGATGGCGAGCCGAATCGACGGGCCGGTGACGGTCAGATACGGCTCCAGGTCGAGCAGCAGCTCGCCGTTCTCGGAGGCCTCGGAGCGGATCTGCGCCCGCGCAGTCCAGCCGTCCCACGTGAACGCGGGATCGTCGTCGACGGTGTAGGTCTGCAGGAACGTCGCACCCTGCTCGATGTACAGGTCCCAGTCTCCGGCGGACAACTCGGCCACCTCCGGGATCTGCGTATCGGCGGACACGACGCTGGCGTTGCTCTGCGCGCTGCCGCTGGCACTGCCGTAGTGGACGGCGGCCCCTGCCGCTGTTGCGGCCGACTGGGCGGTCCCGGTGGCGGTGCCGTGTGCGATGAGGATGCCGGTTGCGGTGGCGGAGGACTGTGCGCTTCCTGATCCGCTGCCGACGCTGACGGCGCCGTCGTCGAGGGTGTTGAAGTAGTCGAAGGCCGCGTAGTCGTCGACGCCGGCGTCGCGGTGGGCGCTCATGTCGAGGGCGCACAGTTCGGCGTCGGCGGGGATCCAGGCCGGGGTGGCGAGGGTGCGCCGGGTCGTCCAGGTGGTGCCGTCCGGGCTGGTGGACCAGGTGAGGTTGGTGCCGTCCTCGGCCAGCCGCAGGAACAGGTGGGCGACCGGGTCGTAGGCGATTTCGACGGCGTTGTCGTCCCAGTAGCCGGTCTCGGACACGCAGCGCAGCATGCCGGACACCTTGTTGATGATGAACCCGACGCGGGTGCCTTCGACGGTGCCCTGCACGGTGACCGCGGCGTAGGCCTCGGCGGTGGCGCCGGCCGGATCGGGGGTGGCGGGCACCTGCACGAAGAAGGCGGCGTTCGCCAACGTCCAGGCGTAGCCGGTCTGGCAGCCCGCGTATCCGGTGGTGCACGGCACTCGGGCCTGGCCTGCCACCACGGCGGTGCCGCCGTAGCTGTTGCCCCATTCGGGGCTCAGCGTGGCGGCGTTGAAGTTGTCGACGAGAGTGGAGAGGGACGGCATGCGGCCCCCCCTTAGCTGATCGACAGGTCCAGATCCCCAGCGGCGATCTTGTATTCGTCGCCGGCCGAGAGGGTCTTCGGCTCGTTCAGCGGCCCGTACCAGAGCCGCACCGGCGAGCCTGCGCTGTCCCAGATTTCCCAGCCGACGATCGTGCCCGCGGGCATTCCCGTCCAGACGAGGTCGGCGCTGTTGCTGGTGGCGCCTCCGACGGCCGCGCCTACGTCGAGGTCTTGCCGGGCGTAGGAGCCGCCCGTCACCTCGGTACCGGCCGTCGCGTCGTCGCCTGCGGCCGTGACCAGGGCCACCTTCAGTGGGGCGGTGGGGGCGGTGGCGGAAAGGCCGTTGATCCAGTCGAGGAGCCGGTTCTCGCCCGTGTTGGTCAGGTTGTCGGCCACGCGGCCTCCTCACGGATAGGCGCCGCGCGGCGCTGGACGGTCATGCGGCTCGGGCGGCCTCGCGCTCGGCAAGGACTCGCTTGACCTCGTCGAGGTCGGGCCGGTTGTACAGGGCCGGAACACCGCGCCCCTGGCTCGGCAATGCGGCTTCGAGAAGCCCGCGGTGGACCCACTGCCTGATGGTCGATTCGCTCACCCCGGCGTAGTCCGCGGCCTGTGCGGGCGTCAGGAGGTCCTGGGGGTACAGGTCGAAGATGCGGCTCATCACACCCCCTGACATGCGAAAACCCCCGTCGAGGGCGACGGGGGTTCGTGTGGTTTTTGGGCGCAGTGCGCTCAGACGCCTTTAGTGTTACAGCAGGTCAGGGGCTATTGCAAGTAGATCCCTAATCGGGGATCTTCGGCAGCCCCTGCTCAGCCCTGATCGCGTTGATCAGTTGCATGAGTTCGGGCGCCGGTTCGAACCACTCGCCGTGCCGCCGGTGCGTGGCGAACCTGGCGTGCAGTTGCTTCTCCTCGCTGTAGCTGCCTGGGCACTTCACGAGGACGGTCGCGTTGAGTTCCGCGGCGCGGCGACGGACATCGGTGGTCGTGCCGATCTTGATGAGCCGCTCGCGGCGCATGAAGTACACCCAGCCCTCGAACGGCCCAGCCGCCGACTGCCGGTAGCTGTCGAGAGGACGGTTGAAGTCGTCGATGGCCACGGAGGCATTAAGGACGGAGCCCCAGTCGAAGCGGACTACGAGGTGCGCGAGTCGATTCACGGTCTCTCGCTCATGCTCTGGGCAGAGATTGAGCGGCTCCTTGGTCGTCGCCGGTTCCGGACATCCGCCATACCAGCAGATCCGTCGGCTGGCCCGAGCCTCGGCCAATCGTATTCGGGCTCCGCAGCCGCAGCGGTAGGCCCCACGGCCGGCTCGACCGTCGAGCGCCATTGTCCGCCCGCAGCCGCAGTTGACGGTGACTTCCTTCATTCGCTGATTCTCCTGGGTGGCACTGACAACGGCAGGATCTTTCACCGGTCGAAGCGGCGGGTGATGACGATCCCGCCGACGATGGCGATGACGAGGTAGACGGCCAGCCCGATAACCATGCGGCCGGTGTTCGGCTCCCCGGGCAAGACGACCAGAGCGAGGGCGATCAGGCCCAGGATTAGCGGGCCGAGGATCGTGACCCAGAACAGGGTGTGGTAGCGCTCCATTGGGGGGCCTTTCATTGGTTGCGGGAATGGGCGAGTGCGGCGGCCCGGTCGAGGTAGAGCAAGGCCGGCCGCGGGCTGTGCTGGCGGTCGTTCCAGGACGGGATCGTGTCGGCGTCGGTGAAGTCCCGCCGGATGGCTTCGAGGAGGACGGCGCACGCGTCGTCTGCCTGGTCACGGGCGGGGGCTTCGGCGCGGATGGCGCCGATGAGGCAGGCGGCGCCCTGCTCGTCACGCAGCTGGCCGGTGCACCAGCCGCCCGTCTCCAGTCGGACGCGGGCCCGGTGGAGGGTCGCGGCGAGCGGCGTGCCGTAGGGGCAGGGCGTGGCGGCCGGCTCGATGAGGGGCGAGGCGACGACCGCGGGGATGGGGTCGGCTGCCGGGATGTGCGCGGTGTCGACTTCAAAGGCGATGTTGGCGTGGGCGAGACGTTCGTCCATGAGGGCGCCCACCAGGGCGAGCCGCGCGTCGAGGTCGAGTTCGACCGGGGCGGTGGTCTCGGTCGTGGTGGGCGCGGTGTTCATGCTGCCTGCTTCTGCGCCTTGCCGCTGCCGGTGCATTCGGGGCAGACGACGAGGAGTTGCTCGTTGCCGAAGACGGCGTGGAGCTTGCCGTCGCCGGAGCACTTCCAGCACAAGCCCTTGGCGATGGCCTTGGCGACGGGCGTGCCCTTGTTCTGCTTGATCCACTGCTCGTCGGTCATGCCGGAGTCGGTGACGACCTTGGATACGGCCGGCTGGCGCTGCTGGGTCTGCTGGATGGCGGCCTCTGTGGTCTGCGCGTACCAGGCCCCGCCGACGGACTTGCCGCCGTGCTTGTTGCGTTCGTGGGTGCGCAGGGCTTTGGTAGCTTCACGGGCGTCGCGGTAGCGGGGCTTTTCCTTCTTGCCGCAGGGGCAGGCCCAGCCGACGAGCCCGGTGGACTTGTCGGCTCCGAACCGGGAGGCCTTGTAGATCTCCCAGCGGGACACAGTCTGCTTGGTGGGCTGGGCCGGGCAGGGCTTGGAGCCGGTGAAGGCGCCGTCCTTGCCCTTGGTGAAGATCTGGCCGTTGCCGCCGCACTTGGGGCAGCCCTGGTGGGTGGCGCGGAGGATGGCGGCGTCCTTACGGGAGCGGACGGTGTCGCCGTGAGTGTCGAGGTGCGCGGCGACGTGCAGCATCAATTTCCCGGCGAGCCGGGCGTGGACCGGGCCACCCTTGGGGATCTTGACGCGCTTGGCGGGGTGCTTGCGCGCGGCGGGCTTACGGCTGGCGGCGCGGCGGGCCGGCTGACGCTTCGCGGGCATGATCAGGACTCCTCGGACGAGTGGCCGGTTTGCGGTACTTTGCGGGGTGCTCAATGGCTGCTCAGGGGTGCTCCGCTGCTGGTCAGAGCCGCTCAAGGTGCTGCTCACGGCCTGCTCACGATCTTGTTGAGCAGCGGGTTGAGCAGCGGGTTGAGCGGCTCTGACCTGCGGTTGAGCAGCGTTGAGCACCCGTTGAGCAGGGGACGTACTAGGTCAGAACGGTCAGCGCTTCGAGCTTGAAGCCGCGGGGGTTGCTCTCGCCGTTGAGGTAGCCGAGCGTCACCGGGGACCCGGCCCCGGCCTCCTTCAGTAGCTTCCGAAGCTCGGCCACCGTCAATTCGCCGTACACGTTCGGGGCAAGCTCGGCGAGAGCGTCGGCGAGCACCTCCGTCTTCATCCGGTCGACGCCGGCCTCGGCCATGACCTCGATCGCGTCGACGACGATCTGACGGCCCCCGGGGACCCGCTGCTGCTCCACTCCCCCGTCGGCAAGGTGCAGCAGCCCGGCGGCCTTCAGCGTGTCCCGGTCGAACCACGGCCGCCCCGCGGCGACGCGGTCGGCAACGGCCTGCTTGATGCCGTCACGGCTGTGCTCGTTCCACCCGTACAGCAGCGGCCGGTCCAGGCCTGGGCCCTGGATGTAGGACTGGCCGGCGTCGTTCTTGATGTCCTTGTTCTGGGCGGGCACGAGCCGATCGGGGCGGAAGCCCTTCGCGGCGGCGCCCTGGCCGAAGACGATGCGGATGTCGTCCCACCGCGAGGCGAGCATGATCCGCAGGGTGAACGAGTCAGCGATCGCGTCGCCCATGGCGTCCGAGGTGGCGTCCTGGCCGGCGGCGATCGGGTAGATGCCGGACTGCTTGGCCAGGCGCAGCAGCTCGATGAACGACTCCTTGGCCTTGGGGCTGAGGTAGATGAACTCGTCGACGAAGGGGAAGATCGCCGGGTGGCTGCGAGTCGGGATCCACGTGTCACCCATCTCGAGCCGGTTGCGGACGATGTTGCGGCCCTTGGCCATCTTCACCAGGTGGTCGAGCCACTCCTCGCACGCCCGGTTGCCGCGGATCGGTGGGACGGCCATGGCGCCTTCGAATTCGCGCAGCCCGTCCTTGACCGGGTCGAGGTCGAGGGCGATCGCGTTGTGGCAGGCGGTCACGACCTCGGCCAGGTCGCGCAGCACGCCGGTGGACTTGGCCGCGCCAGACACGCCGATGACGAGGATCCGCAGGCCCTCCAGCACCAGGTCGAGCGCCGAGCCGTCCATGCAGCGGCCGAAGTTGTGCGGGTCGCGAATGTCCAGCGAGTTCGGGGCGTGCACGACCGGCCTGGGCATGTCGTCGAACGGGTTGCCGGTAACGAGGCGCAGCACGATGTGGGCAGATGCTTGCGGATCGGGGTCGATGAGCGTTCCGCCGTGCTTGATGTTGAAGTGGGTGTCGAGGTTGTCGGCGACCCCGTTGACCTTGCCGGGGGTGGAGCCCTTCAGTAGGACGTCGATCTCCCAGAACTTGCCGTGGAAGCCGAGCGCCCGGATCTGGCGGACGCCGATGCCTTCCCAGGCCAGCGCCCGGGACACGCAGTCCTCGACCATGCCCGGCGAGGTGCACAGGGCGAGGGGGAACGGCTCGTCGCTGGTGGGGTCGTCCTGGTCGGCGATCATCTGCATGGGGGCGATGTCGGGCCGGTTGGCCCGGTACCGGCCGTACAGGGTGATGAGGGACGCGGCGATGGCGCCGGTGGTGGTAGGCGGCACGGCCATGGACAGGCCGACCGGGTCCATGTCGGCGGCGGTGACGAGGGCGATCCATCCGCTCAGGTTGAGGCCTGCGGTGACGCCACCGGTCCAGCCGAGGAGCCGCCACCGCTTCTTGCGGACCTCGTCGACCTTGTTCCAGTCGCCTTTCTTCTGCATGCCGCCGATGACCTCCTGGAGGTCGTGGGCGCGCACGTAGCGCCAGCCGAGCACCGAGACGGCGCGCAGGCCGACGCCGAAGTAGCGGGCCGACAGGCCGACCGCGCGGCCGGTCTTCGCGGCCACGACCATCGACGCCGAGCCGGCCTTCGACAGGACGGCCGGCCGCGGCTGGTAGGGGACGACGATGCCGGGCGCGATGTCCTCACCGGACAGGTCGTCGGGCACGTGCAGCTCGCCGGGGATGACCTTGTCGAGGTCCCAGCCGGCGGGGAACTCGGGGTGCTGGTCGAGGCTCATCACTGGTCCTTCTTGGCGGCGGCGTTGCGGGCGGCGATGGACGCCTGGCGGGAGGCGACAGGCACGAATTTCACGTCCCCCTTGGTGCGCACTCCGCGGCGCGCAGGAGGGCTGTAGACGCGGGGCTTTTTGGCCGGGGGCACTTGCGATGCACGCTGCGCGTTCGTGGTCTTGCTGAGGGTGCTGACGGGGCGCTTTTCGCGGGCCGCTTCGACCCTCGCCTGGGCGGCGTTCCGCATCCGCAGAACCTCCGCGGACTCACCCGGCTTGGCCCCTTCGACATCGAGCTTGGCGCGCTCCCAGATCGCCTGGGTCACGGTCGTCTGCCCGAGGTCCGCGGCGAGCTTCTCGGCGTGCTCCCACACCTTCGGGAAGAGGGTCGCGCGGCGCTCGGCGAGCAGCCGCGCCTCTTCTGCGGCGGCTTCCTCGGCGGCCTTCTTCTCAGCGGCGCGGCGCTTCTCCTCCGCGGCCCGCTCCTTGGCCGCGGCAGCCTCGACCCGGGCTCGGGCCCGGCGCTCGCGCCAAGTCGGCTTGCCGTCCAGCTTGCGGATGCGGCCGTGCTCGTGCAGGTCCCACATGCCGGGGCCGGCGATCGAGGCGAGCGCAGTTCCGAAGGCGGTCGCCGGGTCGAAGGCGTCCAGGCCGTGGACGACGTTGATGGTGGCGGCGGTCAGCGCGCCGACCCAGGCGACGAGTCGGTAGTGCCACTGCGGACGACCGTCGGTGACCGCGGCGGCAGCTCCGACGAGGGCGACGAGCGCGATCACCTCGATGAAGACCGGGGCGACGAGCAGGTACTTGGCGTCCTTGTCGTAGAAGGCGGCCATCTGCACCGGCAGGGCGACCGCCGCGCACAGGGCGTAGAAGCCCATCGCCACCCGGCGCCACCGCTGGCTCGACTCCTCGACCGCCTTGGCGTTCGCAGCCTCAGCCTGCTCCTGTGCCTCCTGCTGGCGGCGCGCGGCCTCGCGGGCGCGTTCGGTCTCCTCGCGCCGCCGATGCGCCTCGGCCGCCTTCTCCAGCTGCTCGGCCTTCTCACGCTCGAACCGCACAGCGGCCCGCTCGTTGGCCAGGGCCTGCTTCTCGTTCTCCAGCCGCAGCTGCTCGGCCTGCTGCTCCTTCAAAGCCTTCTCGCCCTCAGCGGCAGTCAGCAATGCCTGGTGCTCGGCGGCGGCTCGGGCACGGATCGCCTCCGCCTCGGCCGCACGCACAGGATCGACGCGCGGCTCGGAGGCAACGGGCGTCCCGTTGACCTTCTCGACGGATGTGGCGGTCACGATGGATCAGTCCTCTCGAAGTGTCAGACGGCGGTGGTGCGAGTGGCGGACAGGTCGTCGAGGAGCGGCCAGAGCCGGTCGTTACGTCCGACCTCGGGGTCGATAAGGCACACCTGCCAGGCGTTCACGACGGCGTCGAAGGCTCGCCGGCTGATACCGCGCCAGATCTGCCGGAGCACACCGATCGGCAGGTACTCGCCGAAAGCGGTGTACGGCTGGCCGCCACGGATGGTGCAGGTAATGCCGCACCCCCGAGGCAGAAGCAGCGGGTGGGAGATCAGCACCAGCAGACCGGCGTCCTCCCCGGCCCTGCGGATGCGGGCGAGGAGCTGCTCGTCGGCGACCAGGCCGGTCACGGCCGCCCGCTGCTCCCATAGCAGGCCGTCGAAGCCGGGGCCGACGTATCCGGGCTGCGACTGGTCGGTGAGGAACCCGGCCCGGTTCACCGCGGCCAGCGTCGGGATCATGAGGGTGGTCTCCTCGTCGGCGCCTGCGGCGAAGCCCGGCCACATCGACAGCTCGCCCTCCAGCCAAAGCGCCATCAGATCGGCCAGCTCGGGCAGAGTCTGGGCGGCTGCCCACCGGCGCCGGTCGGCGCGCGCCTTCATCCACTGCTTGATCACGGTGTGTCCTTTCAGAGACTGGCGCCGGTGCGCGCCTTGTGGAATTCGCGGACGAACTCGTCGGTCAAGCCGGCCCCGACAGCGGCACCCACAGGTCCGATGCCGGTGATCGAGGCGGCCCACAGCTCCAGCCAGGCCGCCCGGGTGGCGAGGTAGTTGATGACCGGCCGGGTGCAGCGCACGACGAGCACCAGTGCGCCGAGCCCGGCCATCACGGACAGGGCGAGGGCCTTCAGCGCCCGCCGGCCCACCCAGCAGGCGGCCCGGGCCAGCCGGCCAGGCTTCGCGGTGATCAGATACGGGCGCATGACGGCCTCTCGGAGTCGGAACGGTCAGTCCTCGTAGAGCACGCGGGCTCGGCGCCACACGGGCTGCTCGCGGAGCTTGCGGTCGAGTTCGGCGTTGACGGCCTGCGCCTCCTGCGAGTCGCAGCCCTTCTTGCCGTCCGGGTCAGGGCGCGCGGCCATCAGACGCTTGATCTCGGCACGGTCCTTCTTCCAGCCCATGACGGGCTCCTCTCGGATCGGGTGGTGGAACGCTGAGTCGCTCCCCTCGACCGGGCCCGTGCGAGACGGGCCCGGCGGGCAGCAGGTCAGCTCTCCGAGGTGAGGTTGTCGACGTGGATGTCCGTGTAGCCGTTCTTCTTCAGGACCCGGCGGACGGACTCCTCGTGGTTCTGGCGCGGGATGTAGTTCGGCACCTGCACCTCGCCGGGGCCGTACTCGCGCTCACCCGTCTTGGTGTTCGTGGCGAACGCGGTGAACTTGATCTTCTTCATGGGTTCCTCTCGGATCGGTGGATGGAGTGGTGGTGCGCGCCCCGGGCCCGAGTCGATCGGGCACCATCACGGCTGAACCGGGGCTGGGTGCCGGGCGGCGGCTGGGGGTGGTACCGCCGCCCGGCG